GTTTGCGCCCGTCTGGCGATGGCTGTGGCAGCCCCGCTCACGCTTCATCGGCGCATCGTATTCGCACTCTCTTGCCCTGCGAGACAACCGCCGAGCCAAGATGCTGCTCGAAAGCGACTGGTTTCGAGACAGGTTTCCGAATGTTCAGTTAGACCAGAACCGAGCTGCCAATGAGGATTTTGGCAACAATAAAACCGGATGGATGAAGGCTACGTCTGTCGGCGGTGTCGGCACCGGGGAACGGGGTGACCAGTTCATCATCGATGACCCTCACAACGTCTCCGAGGGTGAATCCGAGGTCAAGCGGCGCACGGCGCTGAACTGGTTCCATGAAACTGTCCCGTCGCGACTGAACGATCTGGAGAAGGACTCCATCGTCATCATCATGCAGCGCATCCATCAGGAAGATGTCGCGCAGGCCGCGATCGAGCTTGGGTATGACCATCTTCTGATCCCGATGCACTATGATCCGGATCGAAAGTATTATCTGTCCACAGGATGGCGTGATCCGCGCACGGTCGAAGGGCAACTGATGTGGGAGGCACGGTTCTCCAGTGACGCTGTAGCGAGGCTGGAGGAGGCTCTTGGGCCCTATGCCGCGGCAGCACAACTGGAGCAGTCTCCTGTGCCGCGTGAGGGCGGTCTCCTGGACGTAGACGAAGTGACCCTGATCGAGAAACTCCCGCAAAAGTTAGATCTTGTCTGGGCCCGAGGCTGGGACTTGGCTGGCACACAGGGAAAAGGGGCGTTTACGGTTGGGGTTCTGATGGCGTATGATGTCGACACCCGTAATGTGTACATTGTCGATGTGCGCAGAAAAAGACTGAACCCTAATGGTGTGCGGCAGTTGATGCGCACCACCGCAGAACAGGATGCCGAGATGTTTGACGACGCTACCCGTGTTCGCATCATCTATCCGAAAGATCCGGGGCAGGCAGGTAAGGCACAGGCGATCGACATCGGGGATGACCTCACAGGATATGTCACACGGGCAGAAGCGCAGTCAGGCGACAAGGAAACCCGAGCAGAGCCGTTTGCGGCGCACATAGGCGGTGGCAAGGTATTCTGTCTGAACCGTGCATGGACAAAGGCTTATCTGGAGGAACTTCGGTTCTTCCCGAAGGGTAAATACAAGGACCAGGTGGACGCCACGGCTTCCGCATATAATGAATTGCTTCGGATAACGCGCAAAAAGAAGTCTACCCTGCTTATGGTAGATTCTGAGCGCCAGAGGAATCCGGCCAACGTACAGTGGAGATGATCTGATGGTCAAAGGCGCAACTAAAGAGATCGGTGTAGCCAGTGACTATGGCCGCAATTCGGAACTTCGGGCAGAAGAGTTTATTCCTATCCTGCGGGGCCGCCGGGGGATCAAGAAATTCCGTGAAATGCGTGAAAATGATGCTGTCGTTGGCGCAATTCTGTTCGCTATTGAGCAGATGCTGCGGCCGGTCCACTGGGATTGGGAGCCATTTGACTCCTCTCCGGAAGCAAAACGTGCCGCAGATATTGTCACTGAGAGCTTCGAAAACCTGCAAGTGCCGTTTTCGGACTTCATGTCTGATGTTCTCAGCTTCTTCACATATGGTTTTTCACTGTTCGAAGTGGTTTATACCCGCAAAAACTCAGACGGAAATATCCTTGTCCACAAAATGGCACCCCGAGCTCAGTGGACGATCGAGCGGTTGGCTGTGGATGATAATGGTGAGTATGCCGGAGCCTATCAAAGCGCGCTGCAACGCAACACCTTCCTGCCAAAGAACAAGACACTTCTGTTCCGCACGACATCGGTGAACCGCGATCCAGCTGGTCGCAGTGCGCTGCGCAACGCCTACATCAGCTATTATCGTCTGAACCATATTCAGGAAGTTGAAGCGGTCGCCATCGAGCGGGAACTGAACGGCCTGCCAATCGTGCGGATTCCATCCGAATATCTTTCTGCGACGGCAACAGACGCGCAAAAAGCAGTCAAGGACGCATTGGCGCAGATCGCCAGAGACGTGAAAAAGAATGAGCAAGGGTATGTGATGCTGCCCTCAGACCTCATCGCGGATGAAGAAGGGCGACTGTCGGAGATCCCGATGGTCGATCTGAAGCTGCTATCGTCAAATGGGACGAGGGACATTGACACAAACAAAGTCATCATTCGGTATCAGCAAGACATCGCCCGATCGGTGATGGCAGATTTCATCATGCTCGGAACCAACGATCGCGGCTCTTTTGCCATGTCGAAATCGAAATCGGATCTCTTCCTGAAAGCACTTACCGGATACATGAGCAACGTGGGAGAGACCCTGCGGCGGCAACTGTTCCCGAACCTGCTGATGCTGAACGGTATTGATCCGAAACTGGCACCCATAGGTCGCCACGGGAACATCGCGCCTGTCGATCTGGAAGAACTCGGTCAGTACCTGCAGCGGATTGGTCTTGCTGGTGCGCCAATGTTCCCAGACACTGAACTTGAGAATGAGCTTCGCAGATCTGCGGACCTTCCAATGCGGCAAGGTGATGCGCCTGCCCCGGCGGCGCCTGTCGCACCTGTAGAAGATCCGATTGAAGATGATGACGATGACGACGACGATACGGAATAAACCAACGGAGGGATGAACATGATTGAATTAGGACTTTCGAAGCCAAAAGTGGTGATGTATGCAATTGTACGGGACAAAAATGGGCGGCCAAAAGTGGATGACCCATCGACGCTGCACCCCGAACAAATCAAGATGCTCACACCGCAAGAGTGTGCAGACCTTGGCATAGAGCCCATTCCGACAGGAGATACGCTATGAGCGCGCTGGATATTCTTGATGGGATACAAACCCGCCTGGATGCAAGTTCGTCAGATCCCAAATGGTTGAACGACAGTCTTGCCGAACTCAAAGCCGCGCTGCTTGCGGGGGATACCACAGCCGCTCCTGTACCCGTTGACCCTGCCGGGATTGCAGCAATCGAGCAGTTCGGCAATCAGGTTATGGATGCCGCAGTGATGTATCGTGACAGCCGTGAGCGGGTCATCAATATTGCGCCCAAAACGGCGCGAGATCCGCAGTCTATCCTGTTCATGATCTATGTTCGTGAGCTGGATAATGGTGAGCTTCCAGAGGTTGCGTTTAACCGAGCCAAAGTTGCAGCGGAATATTATCTGCAGCGGTTCCCCACAACGACACTCACCGTCGCAACATCAACGGTCGCGCCTGATGTCCCAGTGGGATGACGAGATCGCAGCGATGAGCAAGTTGCAAGATGCCCTGCGCGAAGATGGTGCCAAACTGGCACCAACACCTTTGTTTTTGCTGCACTGTTTGATGATGAATCTCGGGCGTATCATGCCATATCCCGTGCTCATTCAGAAAATGCATGATCATACGGCGGGTAATGTGTACAATGACTCCATCAGGTGTTCCGCAAAGCATGTACGCAAGGCTTTGCGGACGGCTGGATGGCCATTCGAGCTGGAATGTGACTATGGCCTTGGTTACCGTTTGACTGCGAAATCACCGCATATGACTGAGATCTTCCGAAAGGGGTATCAAAATGCAGCGATGATCCAGTAGACTAGAAGCACGTTTTTGTGTTGTATGCAGCACATAAGTCAAAATCACGCCAAGCCCCGCAGAGCGGGAAACTCTAGGAGAAAACATCAATGCCTATTCTTGAAGCAGCTACCCGCTCCGCCGCCTGTGACGCCATTGTCGATCTGATCGATGCTGGTGGTGCTGGCACACTCGTCTTTGAAACCGCTGGCGATGTGGCCGTTGCTACGATCACTCTCTCGGCCACAGCCTTTGGCGCAGCCGCGTCTGGCGTTGCCACTTTGGCCGGCACACCGCTGTCGGACACAAACGCCACAGGGAACGCCTCCCCAGTCGCGCAGGCATCGTTCTTCTCGGGCGCTGCCACAAAGATCCTCGAATGCTCCGTGGCCGTTTCGGGTAGCGACATCAACCTGTCCTCCCTGACAGTCGGCGCGGGTGACACAGTTACCCTGTCGTCCCTGACCCTGACCGTCCCTGCCTAAACTAACCAGCCCTTCGGGGCTGGTTAGTTTAGGC